GATGTAAGTCTCTACCTTGTCAAAATAAAGACGGTGGGCATCAAGGACTGATTCCACCGTTTCTTCTGTTGCTAAATCTTTCTTTGTCGTGTAAAGCTCAATCTGGACGTTGAGCCTTTTGTGATAAGTCCAGTTATCGGCCCCAAGATTATCTGAATCCGTGACCAGATAAACCATAAAGGGCGGACTGGGGCTGTGCCCTTCCTCAAAATGGTGATAGGCTACTGGGAGTTTGGTTGCTTTCAAGACACGGAAAAGCTCTTCAAATCTCATAGACCACCTCACAGTTTCTGTCGCAATTTGTCCTCAAACGACTGAATCGCCCTTTTATCGACAGGAGCGATGTGCTTTCTTCCTTCCACCCGACCACCGTTTTGTTTGGCATGCCCATCTTCAAGCAGATGCGTCAGCCCTGGTGTTCGGTTGTGAATAGTTTTGGTCAGAGCCGTATTGGTATCAGTCGTTGCCTTACTCGTCCACCCTTTAGCATATTTCCCACGTCGTTTTGGAGAAGTAACGGTTAAGGTATCAACGGCATCGTCTGTCACTTCCTCAACCACCTCACGCATGGTGTCTGTGGTCTCTTTGGCATAAGTCGTCAGCTCCTTTTCGATGACAGAAGCTAAATCATCAAGTCCAATCTTAGTCATAAAGCTCCTCCTTGGTCGCAATGATATAAATCAAGCTTCGAGCCACAGTATCGCCATCAATGGACTCGATAGCGTAATACTGGTCACGAAAGTAAATCCGAGTCGTTAAAGAATTAAGAGCAAGAACCTTCCTGTCATAACGCAAGGTAAACTGTACCTTGTGATGAAGGAGCTTGGTAGCACTCCCATCACTCTCTGTTAAGGCAAGAGGGCGACAAGAACACCAGCGACCAAAGAGATCGTCCCAAATGGCTAACTCGTTTCCGATGTCGTCCTGCTTGAGTCGCTTTTCTTGAAAGACCAACTGTTCTCTTAGAGGCGCAATCTTCATCAGAACACATCCTTTCTATCTGCCAAAAGCAAATGATAGAGAGTTTCCTTTAACTCCTTGTGATTGGCTTCTTCACGGTGTTCATAAAGATAGGCAACCCCATAAAGGACTGCCGTCTTTAGAACGTCTGAAGTGGAGGTCTCACGAAGAATATCTTCACAAAGCTGGCGACTTGTTGCCATCAACTGTTCGATAAGGAAGTCCTCCTCATCATTCTCCACTTTCAAATAGAGCTTGGCTTCTTCTAGCGTAATCATAGACCTTTCCCTTTAATGGTGAGTATTTTCACTGCTTCGGGAAGAACCAATTTCCCATCCACACGTTGGCTGGCAAGAAAACCAATCTGACCATTGTTGGCATAAAGCTCGTTGAGACGCTTGAAGGTACGCCCTTGACGGTCCGCAATCCAGTAGTAAGAGAAATCACCAAAGGCAATAGCTTTGTTTCCTGCTTCTGGAAGTGGCGCAAAAGTTGACGTGTAGTAAGGACGGTTGAGAATCAAATCAGGTTGACCAGCTTGTGTTGATGATTGCCAGATGTAATTGCCATTATTGTCCTTGAGCTTGCGGATAGCCTTAACCGTAGTATCATGGAGAATCCAGACCGCATTCTTACGATAAGGAGCTGGAAGAGAGTGATACAGCTCAATCATGTCATCAAAGGTGATGTCTTTGGTTGCGGTCGTTGGTCCTTCTACATCTGCTTGCGTGAAGATACCTGTTGGTTTTTTAGAACCATCACCCACCAAGAATGATTTTTCTTCCTCCGTACCGATACGACGTGCAAACTCAGAAGTCATGTAAGACTCAAGGTCAAAGACAGAGTCATTGAGCAATTCTTCTGAGATACGGATTGCTGTACCAATCTTATGAGAATCAAGAGTCACTTGCCCAAAGGTTTCATCCGTTTCTGGATAAAGTCCGTTCTCATCCATCCAAGAGGCTGAACCATGACCAGTAACAACTGGAATCTTACGTTCTCCACTAGACGTTTTAATAACGGTCGCAAGCCCACGGAAAAAGTTTTCTTCCTGAAGCCCTTGTACCAATTTCTTCTCATACTCATCTGGAACAAGGTGTCCGCCTTCTGTGTCTTCACCGACACGAAGAACATCCTTCACGTCATAGAAGTTTCGCTTACGGACACTGGTCCAGAACGTCTGGGTGTAGATGTCTGATGCCACACCTTTCTTTTCATCTTCTTTTTGATTATCGACAATGACTGTTGGCTGCGTCGTTAGAGCATGTGAGTTCGGTTGCGCCAGTTCAAGGTCAATCTTTTCTTGGCGCTCTAAGCGAGCAATTTCTTTATTGTAGAGCTCGATTTTAGCTTCCATCTCCTCATAGCGTTTGGAATCTTCATCTGATACCAAGCCGTCTTCAGAGCGAACAGTATCCAGAAAGGCTTTCGCTTGAGCCCAAGCAGCGTTACGTTTTTCTTTCAATTCAAGTAGTTTAGACATAGGTATTCTCCTTTTATTTCAATAGGTTCAATCGTTTTTCCAACTGATTGATGGGGATCGTTTTCTGTGACTTGGGTGGTTGAAGGCTCGCTTGAAGTTTCACCATCAAATCATGAGCAGCAGTCACTCTGCTAAAGGTGTAGCTATTTTGATGGTCCTGATCAGGTGTCTCCTCTTTTTCAAAGAGCACCTTATCCGCAAAACCAAGCTCCACTGCTTTCTTGGCATTGAACCAAGACTCTGAGTCCATGAGATGAGAAATCTTAGTTCTGGAAAGTCCAGTTCTAAGCTCATAAGCATTGATAATGGACTCCTTAATTTCGCCAAGCATCTCAATGACCTTGGCCATATCTTTCGCTTCACCTTGCGCAAACGTCCAAGGGTTATGAATCATCATCATGGCAACTGGACTCATGGAAATTGTTGTCCCGGCCATGGCGATGACACTGGCAGCACTCGCAGCTAGACCATCAATGATGACATGGACATCGCCCTGATAATCCATAAGCATGTTATAGATTTGAGCAGCCGCAAACACATCACCCCCTGGACTATTAATCCAGAGGGTGATGTCACCTGTTCCTAAAGTCAAGTCATTCTTAAAGAGCTGTGGGGTGACTTCATCCCCGAACCAGGTCTCGTCTGCAATCTGTCCCTCAATCCGAAGAGTGCGGACATCTCCTTCGTCAGTAAAATTCCAAAATTTACGCATCTTCTTCCTCCTCTGGTAGGTCTTCAGCTGGATCCGTTTCTGACAGTTGCTTCATGAAACCACCAGCATCTTTTAATTTGGTCATATTGCCGTTAATCAAGTAGAGGTTTCCGCCTTCTTCATCAGAGAGCAAGTTCAAGTCTTCTAACTCACGGATATCGTTGGTCGAAAGCCAACCATTTTGTCATGCGATGGCATAGCCATTCATACGGCTTTGGTAATCACCACGAAGCAAACCGTCTACATTAAACTTGATAAGGTAACGTTTCTTTTCTTCAGGTAAAAAAAGAGACCTTTTGAAGGCCTGTTCTAACCGAACTACCCAAGGGTCTAAAGTATATTTCACAAATTCAAGTGATTGTTTCTCGATATTTGAAAAAGATGACTTCTCCAAATCCCCAACCATGTGTGGCGGAATGCGGTAAAGCCGTGCAATCTCGTTAATCTGAAACTTCCGTGTCTGCAAAAACTGGGCTGCCTCTGGTGGGATACCTACCTGCGTGTACTTCATTCCTTCTTCAAGAACAGCCACCTTGTGGGCGTTAGTTGCCCCATTATAGACAGCATTCCATGAATCACGAACTCGTTTAGGATCTTTCAAAATCCCTGGGTGTTCCAAAACTCCACCTGGGTTAGCCCCATTTTTAAAGAAGGCTGCCCCATAATTTTCGGTCGCTAGTGTCATCCCAATCGCATTTTTTGCCATGGCAATCGGTGAGTAACCAATCAAGCCATCAAAGCCAAGCCCAGGCACATGAAGAATATCCTCCTGCTTCAATAGGACTGTCCCTTTATCTTTGAAGTTAGGATTCTCTTCGGTTTGCCTTTGGTATTTGTAGTAGAGTTTCCCACTATCATCACGGTGGACAGACATCTTGTCAGGTAAGAGCGGATAGAGACTAATCACTCGTCCAGCTTTATCCCTGATAATCTGCACATAAGCATTTCCCCATATCAACAAATGACTCATAATCGTCTCTCGAAAGATAAAAGAGGACATCTCTGGATTGGGTTCATCATGAAGCAGAAAGTATAACGGATGATCAATCTTTTTCTCTTTTCCATTACTCGTCAACTCATAAACATGAATTGGTAAAGAGGCAACTGCTTCTGCAAGAATTCGCACACAAGCATAGACCGCTGTTGTCTGCATAGCTTTAAACTCATCCACATTCTCGCCACTGGTTGTCCGACCAAAGAGGTAGGAAAAATCCTGGCCTTCATAGCTGTTTTGGGGTTTATCTCTAGCCCTTTTTCTTCCAAGTAAATCAAGTAGTCCCATAAGTCCTCCTTATTTTTGGGTACGAAAAAAGCACCTCATTTTGAAGTGCTTTCGATATATTCTTACAAAACAGAGTATTCTCATTCAGCTAATTCTTTAAAGGCATCAAGATGGCGTGATAATACTGAATTCGCAACCTTATCTAATGTTGCCTGCTCAACAACTGTTGTCTCCTGCTCATCACTACTTAAACTTTGGTAATCCGCTGATAGTTTGCTATCTAGTGGACTTAATACCAAAGTTCCATCACTTGATTGATAAAGATTAAACTCCTGACCCTCTTGAATGCCAAATTGGTCAGGTATCGGAAGATAGATATCATCACCTATTTGTATCGTCTTAACGAGTTCCATAAATCGCTCCCTCAATTTACCAATTATCCATATGACGTGATCCATAGACTACAGCAACAATAATCACTTCATCTTCAAGCACATGATATACAATGCGATATTTTTTGACAATCAGTTGTCTGAAGGTGTAACCTTTTCCGATTAAATCCTCAATGATGGAACAGCGCTCAGGAAAAATGGATAGGGATAACATTGCCTGAGATATCTTCTCAAGGAGATTATCCGCTGCCTGTGGTGTACAGAGTTCGTCACGAACATAGTGATAAATGCTCAGCAAATCTGCTTTAGCATCATCCGAAATGGTAACCTGATACTCTTTCATTAAGCATTTTCCTTAAATTGAGAGAGAAACTCTCTGACATCCTGACGTCTACCACCTTTAGCATCTTCAAAGCTAGTGATAAGCTTATCATAAAATTCTTCCTGACTCATAAAGTCAACATTAACTCGTTGAGGTGCTTCAGGCAGAGAAACATCAAATGGGATACCACCAGTCAAAATAATCTGATTCAAAAACATATCAATCGCAGTTGACATGGGAATACCCAAGCGTTTCAATATCTCATCTGCTGCACTCTTTACTGAATCATCAACTCGTAAATTTAAAGTTCCTGTTTTAGCCATGACAACTCTCCTTCTTATGTAACGACATTGTATCACATTTTTGAAATTGCCTCAACTAAAAGCTCAATAGTCCCCGCTCATCATAGACACTAGCTTCATCACCTTTATGGCGAATACAACGGTCAAGTCCCATGATCAGTGCTACAATACCGTCAATCTTCTCAACAGATTTTTCCTTGTCTGGCTTGATATTACCAGCAGGGTCTTGTCGCATGACCACGTTCTGTCCCATCCATTTAAGGACTGGATGACCACCGTGTTGGATTTTCCCTTCCATCATGAGCTTGTAAAGTTCCTTGGACGGTGGACTCATATCCTTATAGCCCTGCCCAAAAGGTACCATGGTTAAGCCCATCCCCTCAAGGTTCTGCACCATCTGGGTCGCATTCCAACGGTCATAAGCAATCTCCTTGATGTGGTAGGTTTCAGCGAGTTGTTCAATAAAGGCTTCAATGAAACCATAGTGAACAACGTTCCCTTCGGTTGTCTTGATGTAGCCCTGCCTTTCCCAAACGTCATAAAGGACATGGTCACGACGACATCTTAGATCCAAGGTGTCCTCTGGTAACCAAAAGAAGGGCAAGATAATGTAGTTCTCCTCGCTATGTCGTGGTGGAAAGACCAAGACAAAGGCGGTGATATCAGAGGTGCTCGATAAGTCAAGCCCTGCGTAACAGTCACGACCTTTAAGAGCTTCATAGTCGATGGGGGCATTACCTTTGGCATAGATATGTTCAGGAATCCAAGCTACGCTGGAACTCGTCCACATGTTGAGACGGAGTTGCTTAAAGACATTCTCCTCTGCTGGGTTATCAAGAGCCTGTTGGTAGGCTTCACGAACACGGTCTATCCCAATGGTGTGACCAAGCGACGGATTGGCTTTTAGCCAGTTGGCTTCGTCATTCCAATCATCCTCATCAGAAAGACCATAAACCACAGGATAAAAGGACGTGTCCTTCTTTCGACCTTTAAGGATATCGAGAGCCTTGGTGTGGAGTTCATAACAGATGGAATTTTTATCCGTTCCAGCTGTTGTGATAATGAAAAAAAGGGGTTGTTCCCTAGCATCACCAGAACCTTTCGTCAAGACATCATAGAGATGGCGATTGGGTTGAGCGTGAATTTCATCAAAGACAAGACCAGACACGTTGAGACCGTGTTTGGTTCCTGTTTCAGCTGATAGGACTTGGTAAAATCCAGCGTTTGAATAGTTCACTATCCGCTTTGTCGCTCCCATAATCTTGGAGCGTTTCTCAAGCGGTCGGCTCATGAGAACCATTTGTTTGGCAACGTCAAATACAATGGAAGCTTGGTTACGGTCACAAGCCGCACCATAAACTTCCGCACTGGCTTCATTGTCAGCATACAAAAGATAAAGGGCAATAGCTGCGGCAAGCTCAGACTTGCCGTTTTTCTTTGGAATCTCGATGTAGGCTGTCAGAAATTGACGATTCCCATCTTCCTTAACAATCCCAAAGAGGTCACGAACTATCTGTTCCTGCCACAGCAACAAATCAAACTTCTTCCCTGCCCACTTGCCTTTGGTGTGGGCAAGGTTATTGATAAAGGTCACTGCCCTATCTGCCTTTGCCTTGTCATAGTGGGAAGTCGGAAGCATAAAGGGACTTGGTTCATAGTGATAAGTCATAGAATACCTCCTAACAAATCCTCCATCTCATCACCAGTACCAACCTCTGCGTCCATGGTTGCCAAACGATTACGAGCTGATGGTGTCAAACCAAACTGCTCACAGAACTTAAGCATGATTTTCAGGTTGGTTTGACTGATAGATACCTGTGGCACTTGTTGGAGATAACCATTTGGTGTTTTGATGATGGAACCATGTTTGGACAGAAACTCTTCGGCTTCCTTCCAACGTGCATAGGCTTGACAATAGCCTGCGAAGGCTGTCATATCCATCTCCGTTAATATCCCCATTTGTTCGAGGATTTTGCCCATCCGTTTCCATTCCTTCTTGGCATCGTCTTCGAGCCACTGTGGGCAACGTGGGCCTTTCTGTTTGGGTTTAACCTCATTAGTCGGTAGAGGTCGTTTCCCAGGATTCCCTTCAAGTATTTTCAAATTGGTAGGCTTTGGTTTTCGCCCTCTAACTGCCACGGTCTCACCTCCTTTTGGGCACAAGAAAAAGGCTTCCAAAGAAACCTTGCCTATTCTTGTATTGCCTTTTCTATTTCTTCTCTCGTCAAGACAGTTGTCGGCTTAAGTTTAAAATGATTACATTCATCAATGTAGATATCAATTTCAGTTTGCGGATGCGTACTAGTCATAAGAGTGATGACTTCTTCGTGGGTTAACGGTACAGGAATATCACCACTATCAAAAACAAATTCATTGTACCCAGCTCTTAAATAGCAATAAATACTTCTTATAAAACCTTGCCTATTTGGTTCTACAATAACCACCCTATCAATACCATGCAACACGTTTAAGCCCTGCCCATTGTCCCAAGAGACAATGAGTGAACCAATATCATCCACATCTTCTACTGTTCCTAGCGTACCTATTGGAACACTGTAAGGGGCGTCCATATGCACTAAACGAACTCGAGTGCCAGTTGGATATATTTTTCTTAATCGTTCAAGGGTTTTATCATTCATTTGCTTCTCCTTAGCTCACAAAGGTTTGGGATACCTCGTCCCATAACACTTCGGTGTCTTCGTAAAAGTAGCGTGCTTCCAGTTCGTTAAACCCACCAAGTTCGATACCATTTGTAATGTCATTCAATAAATCATTAATTTGATCAAGATTTCCTTGTTCAATCACATCCAGTGAATAATTTCTCGGCTTAGTGTAATGTTGTTTCATTACAGTTAGGTGAATAAAGCAGCTATCAATAATTTCGTTGAGCTCATTTTTTGTCATCGTTTTGACTCCTTTGTCTTTTTGTAACAGTATATTACCGTAAGGTTCACCTTATATCCAGTGATTAGCTACTGGTCTAAGCAGATAAAATGGCTTTCCCAATGGCATAAACCACCGTTACCGTCACACCATTTCCTGCCTGTTTGTAGAGCTGGGCATCAGAGTTAACAGCCTGAGCTTTGTCAAATAAGTCATCTGAAAACCCTTGGAGCCTGAAACACTCTCGAGGGGTGAGCCGTCTGATTTTAACTACTCGACCATTCCAAACCACCGCCCCCATCTGTCCGCCACAGGAAAGGTTGTGGGCGATACCTTTGCCTACTCTGGCTCGTCTTGTTTGAGAGCTTGGATAAGAAAGGTCAACGGAGTCACCAACCTCTGCGACTTGGTAGCCCTGCTTTGTCCCATTTCTGACCTTGATGCCTTCAAGGACACCGTGGCGGTCTTGAGAGGTTAAGGTAAACATAGGCTCATCCTGTTCCTTGAGCCGTCTACCATTTTGACGTTTGGTTATTCTGTCTGGAGTTAGAATCGGTTGAACCTCAAGGACACCAGAGTTCATCGCTGTACGCTGGGTAGCTCCTGCTGTGTATCAAGTTGTGATACACCTTGCCTCGTCAGTTATCTTGGGTTCACTTAAAGACTGGTCAATCAGATAAAGCCCTGTTTTAGCTCCTAGTCCCCCACCCTCACCAACAAGGGTTGTGGCAATGCCACTAGGGTCGTAAACACGGTAGCTTTGCATGCCCCCTACAAGTTGCTTAAGATGGCTACCGCCTTCTCCGCTGAGAGGTAATACTTGTCGTCGACCTCTACTTCTAAGATGTCCGAGAGTGTAGATGCGTTCTCGGTGTTGGGGAACTCCGTAGTCTTTTGAGTTGAACACTTGCCATTCAAGGTCGTACCCTGCTTCATCCAAGATAGAGAGATAGTCGAGATAATCTCGTCCCCCGCCACTTGATAGAAGTCCCTTAACATTTTCAAGGAGAACCCATTCGGGTTTATCTTCTTCTTTTTGGCTTTTGATGAGCTCAACAAATGTAAAAAAGAGTCCACTTCGATCACCGTATAGGGCGGCTCGCTTTCCTGCGATAGACACATTTTGACAAGGGCTTCCCGCAGTCCATAAATCTGCTTTTGGAAGTTGTGTGGGGTCAATGCTTGTGATGTCGTCATGAAACCATTCTCCTTCTGTATCGTACATTGCTTCATAGGATTTCCGTGCAAACTTATCCTTTTCACAGTAACCAAGGCAGGTCATACCTGCCAACTCCAACCCACGACGAAAGCCACCCACTCCTGAAAAGAAATCAAGAAAGGTTAAGGTCATGCAATCACCTCACTTTTATTCACTAAAGAATACGCTTGATACTTCACGCAAATTGATTCAACTTTATGTCGAAGCCACATTGGTGCTTGAGGGACATCATTATATCGACCATATTCACCAAAGAGTAGTTCCATACCGACATTTCTAGCTTGTGTAGCCTCTAAAAATGTATCGTAATAACCAAGATGGACCTCCTGCTGAGATATTTTTATTCTTGCACGATATTTATTTCTCGGTCGATAAAAGCTAACCCCCGTAACTCCAGACGTGTTATTTACTTGCAGTCCTTGATTAATTTGATTTTGCTGATGAGTACAAAACCTAATATTTTCAGAGCGATTATCCAATGTATCAAGGTTGATATGGTCTACTTCTAAACCTTCCCTATGTCCAAATAAATAACGATGAAGATAATTGCCTCTTGTACAAATAATGTACGATTTAGAATCTTCATCGTTATTTTTATTTCGATAAAAGTTTACATCTGCAATCTTTGAAAAGTTTTCCTTATCAAAAATAAACTGTGTTCCATCTTTTAAAGTTCCTGTACCAACAGAGCCTATAAATGAATATTGAACATTAGACATCAGGATGCCCCCTTCTGTAACAATGCTTCATCAAAACTAATCGTTTCTCCCTCTCGAATTACAGTTACGTTAGCTTCACCAGTCGACTCCATGTAGCGTTTGACAATGACATCCACAAACTTTTCATCAAGCTCAATGCCATAACAGACTCGACCAGTCTGATCTGCTGCCATGAGGGTTGACCCTGAACCAAGAAAGGGATCAAGGACAAGTGTCCCTCGCATGGATGAGTTTTGGATAGGATATGCCATAAGCTGAATCGGCTTCATGGTTGGGTGGTCTTTACTAGACTTGGGACGGTCATATTCCCAGATAGTTGTCTGCTTACGGTCACTGAACCATTGGTGTCTTCCCTTTTGTCGCCAACCAAAGAGGCAGGGTTCATGTTGCCATTGGTAGGGACTGCGTCCTAGAACCAGTGAGTTCTTTTTCCAAATGCAACAACCGCTCAGATAGAAACCAGCGTCCTTAAAGGACTTACGGAAATTCAGCCCTTCCGTATCCGCATGGAAAACATAGATTGAAGCATCATCTTCCATGTGACTTTCCACTTGCGTGAACATGTCATAGAGGAACTGGTAGAAATCACCGTCCGACATATTGTCATTTTGAATTTTACCTGCCGGCTTTTCAACATCGCAATTATACGGCGGGTCTGTCACAACAAGATTGACTTTCTTATCACCTAGTAGTTGGTCGTAGGTTTCTACCTTAGTGGAATCACCACAAATGACTCGGTGTTTTCCGAGTTGCCAGATGTCCCCACGTCTTGCGACCGTTGGTTTCTTCAGCTCCTCCTCCACATCAAAGTCATCTTCAGACAAGTCCTTGTCATGGACATTGGAGAGAATATCATCAATCTCTGGTGGTTCAAAGCCCGTCAGGTCAAGGTTGAAGTCTGACTCTTGCAAGTCCAAAAGCAAGTCTGCTAGAAGCTGGTCATCCCATTGACCAGTAATTTTATTGAGGGCAATATTCAGTGCCTTTTCATCTTCCTTGGACAGAGAGACAATGACACACTTAGCCGTTTCATACTTGAGGTCTTTAAGAACCGTCAAACGTTGATGTCCACCAATGACCGTCAAATCTTCGTTGACAATGATGGGGTCTACATAGCCAAACTTGAGTAGGCTTTGTTTAATCTTTTCGTACTCCTTATCACCCTTCTTCAATTTCTTTCGAGGGTTATAAGAAGCAGGTTTTAAGTCACTTAGGGGAAGTTCCTTAATCTCCATGTTGGGTTGCGTTGTCATTCCTTACTCCTTTTCTAAATCGATAATCAATGTAACAAGGGTGTCCACAGAACTTCCTTGTTGGATTGGCATAGGATAAAAAAGACCTGTTACAGTTGTGACAAGTCAATTCATCGTACGCAGTTTTAGTTTTATCATGTTGGCTTTGATTGTCTCTCCACCAAATCGCTCGGCAGCTATTTGAGCAG